ATCATCAGATTCTCGCCTCCCTCCTAAACTGATCCATAATGATTTCAACAACGCCAGTGAGTTCTTTTTTGCTGTTTATTCCCCGGACTTCGATAACACCGGTGTGCTCGACAATGGACTTCACAGCACTGGCAAGACCGGCTGAACTACCCTTCATGTTGAAGTTTGTGTCCACATTAAAGTCTGTGGGGATTGCTGTTTGCATATCCTTTGTGACCTTATTCATGATCTGGTCGAAGCCGACACCAATGCCCGCGCCCATATTTTCACCAATTCCTGCAAACACAGTGGAAGGTGAATGAATACCGAGTAGGTCTTTTGCCCCGTCAACAATGCCGGAAAAGAAGCCGCTGACTTTATCGCTGATCCAGCTGCCCATGGATTTGATGCCATCCCAAAGGCCGGTAACGATGTTTTTGCCGATTTCAAACACAGCACCCACGGCTTTTCCCAGTCCAAGAACAAGGGCTGAGATAATTTGCGGCAAGGATGCTACAAGCTGAGGTATGGCCTTTATTAAACCGGCTGCAAGCTGAACGGTGAGCTGGATGCCCATTGAAATGATGGCAGGCAGGTTGTTGGTAATAAAATTTATGATGCTTGTAATAATTTGTGGCAGTGCGTTGATCAGTTCTGGTAGCGCGTTCAGCAGGCCCTCTGCTAAGCCCTTGATAATTGCAAAGGCAGCTTCCAGAATTTTATCCATATTGTCAAGCAGCACCTGAACTATCAGGAGAATTGCCTCGACGATAGAAGGAATCAGTTCCGGTAGAGCTTCTGCAATACCCAACGCCAGAGTGACAATCATCTGAATCGCAGCTTCAATAATGGCAGGCAGATTGTCGATGATGCCTTGCACCAACGTAAGGACAAGCTGCAGAGCGCCTTCTGTGATGGCGGGCAGAGCCTCAATTAAACCTTGAAGCAGCGTCATGACGATAGTGGAAGCACAATCAACGATCGTCGGTAGGTTTTCAACAATCGAGCTTACGATGGCCATGACAATGTCCATCCCAACCTGAATGATCCGCGGGAGATTCTCCATAATCATGTCCACCAGACCACCCACCGTGCTGCCAATAACCTCGCTGATTTTATCGAAGTCATCGCCAGCTTCAACCAGTCCGGAGGTGAAGTCTCCGAGTAATGAAACTCCATCATCGGCGAGGGTTTGAAGCTGTGGTAGAAGCACAGTTCCCATCACTCGCTGTGCGGCTTCCGATCCCTGCTTCAGTCTCTGGACAGAATCATCAAAGGCACCGAGCTTTTCGATGCTTTCTTCGCTTAAGACAGCGCCCATCCGCTTTGCTTCATCGGTTAGTGCGGCGATGCCAGCGCTACCTTGAGCAATTAGAGGATTTAGCTCCTGCGCACTCTTACCAAATATCTGCATAGCAAGAGCATCGCGTTCGGTCTCATTTGAGATTTTTCCAAGTGCATCGATGGTTTCCCAATATACCGTCTCGCTGTCCCTGAGCTGTCCGTTGCTATCTGATACGGAGATACCAAGCTTCGCATATGCATCAGCGAATTTTGCCGAGCCATCTCGGGCACTTGACATTGATTTTACCTGCTTGGCCATAGAGCCCGTTAAGGTCTCCATGGAGACGTCGACAAGGTCAGCGGCGTAGCTGTAGGCTTGAAGGCTCTCCACTGACATACCAGTGACGGTGGATTGTGTCAGCATCTCGTCTGCATAAGCGGCTGCTTCAACCGTCATGTCAACGAGTGCCTTGCCCGCCCCAATTGCAGCAGTGCCGATAGCTGCGAAGGCCACTCCCATAGCTACACCGACACCCTTGACGACGGAACCCAGCTTTTCAAATTTTCCTCCGGCTGAGTCGGCATCTTTACCTGTTTTATCAAGCTCATCGCCGAATTGGTCCGCTTGCTTTTCTGCTGCGTTAAACTCACCGGCAACATCATCCAGGGCTTTTTCGTTGCCCTTAAGTTCACGTTCCATACCGTTGAGTTCGGCTTGGGCGTTATTGAGTTGAACTGCCCAAGCTTGAGTTCGGCGGTCATTTTCTCCAAACGATGAAGATGCATTCTCGAGTGCTTTTCGCAGGGTTTCGATTTTGTCCTTCTGTGCATCGATCTGCTTATTGAGCACCTCATTCTTGGAGGTGAGGGACTGGACGCTATTTTCATTTTTGCCGAACTCGGACTCGACGAGCTTCATTTCAGAGCCGAGCACCTTGAAAGACTGATTGATATCAGCAAGGGCTCTTTTGAACTCTTTTTCACCCTCGACGCCTATTTTTAGGCCAAAGTTATCCGCCATATTCCCATCACCTCCTTAGATTCCATTTGGTATGATTTCATCGATGTAATACTCACGGGCTGCTTTTGCGAGTCCGTTGAACTGTTTGTAAACCTCCCACTGGTCAAGTAGATGTCCGATTGGCATCAGCAAAACTTCCTGCTCAGAGCGATGAAGGAGGGATACGCCGTAAAAGATTAGTCGGGCAAACAACTCATCATCGCTTACCCGACCTGTGCGTTTTTTGAGGGTTCATCCTCACTTTCAACATGGCGCTTCGTTCCTTTGTACATGGCGTCCATGATGGCGTTTTTGTACTCCGCGAGCTCGAAGGGAGAGGTGAGAAGTTCAACGATATCCTCAGTAAGCAGATCCCGTTTCTTCGATGGATTCTGCAAATTGTGGACCAGCACCGATTGATTGGCCAGCAGAGTGATAAGCCAAACCACCTCATCCAGCGCCATCTCAAAATTCTCCGTTTTCATGAGTTTTTCTCCCAAATTAGAAAGACCGCCATATCTCTTGGCGATCTCCTTGGTGGCTTTGGTCGTCAGGAGCATTTCATATTCCTGGCCGCCAATTGATATTCCTGAACTTCTATCATTATCCATTTTCTATCCCTCCATTAAGGCGTGACGGTGAAAACAGGCTCATAAACCTGCGTGTACCAGCCGGTGATAACAGAAGCTGGAACGCTCGTATCGTCCTCATTGACCTCTGATTTCCACGGATGCTTGCCGTTGCCATCAAGCTTATTTCTTCGCACCACAGTTCCTTCGATAGTCGGAGTTGAGAAGGTTATGCTGTCGCCCTTGGTGACGAGGTTGGTTGCCGGGATGCCGAATACCACACGGTAAAGCCAGAAGTAACGATATTTGCCGTTTGACTTCTTAGCCCTGAAGCCAACAGCCACAGGAGAGCCACCATCTTCACTTCCAGACACGACGACGTTGTTATCATCAAGAGTTGCTCCGGTCAGGTCCTCAGCTGCTGTCACGCCAATATCATCAATACCGAGGGAAAGGGTCCCGCTCTTGAATTCTTTCACGATTTCAGCAGGCCCATCATCGGCGTACAGCGTTGCTTCAGCAAGCTCTACGGACAAGTCTGCCTTCATCGCTTTTGCAAGTTGGATGGGCGTGCCGTAGGTTTCATTGCCGCTTGAATCCTCTGTGATTTTGGCATAATACAATTTATCTAATCCGATTGTCGCCATTTGTTAATCCTCCAATTCGTAGTTTTTCGCCACATCAATGGCGTAATGGTGATAGCCGGTGTCATCCTCATGTCCGATGTACCGGCGGTCGGTTATGATGAAATCCGCTTCCAGGAGGAGGCGGACAATTTGGTTTTTAAGAGCCGTATAACTTCCCTTGTCAAACAGTGAGATCCGAGCCTCCTGGATTTCATGCCAGGGTCTATCGTCGGTATAGAGCTCGAACGTATCAATCATCGGTGTGATTACAGCATATTTATCTGGTGCAGGCTCTGAAAACACGCCAGTTTCCAGAGGAACGAGCGGTGAGATGAGGGTGTTCAATTCAGAAAGAAGGCTCATATCTTATCAACCTCCTCCTCAAAAGCCCTGATCATCGCATCCACACAGGCTTTTTTGCTTGCCGTTTTCGCAGGCTTCAGAAAGGGTTTAGGTGGCTGTCCATGTTTTCCATACTCTAAAACGCCTGCAATCATGGCATTGCTTTTTCCGTCGCTACGAGGCTCGGAAAAGCCGACTTTGACGTTGAAATTACCATCTCGGTCTTGTCTGGCAGAGGAGACGCCAAGGGCTGAAACGAGCTCACCAGAGGATCTGCTATCTTCCTTTGTGCCATTTCCAATAACACTCTGGAGATTACTTTTTACTTTAGCCTCGACCACTTCGCCGCCTGCTTTCAGTACGCGGGGAATGATTTCATCTGTTTTCTCGCCAAGCCTTGAGAGCTTCATCAGGAAGTCCTCCGGCATTTTAAACGTTGCTTTAGCCACTGGGTTTCACCTCCTCGGCAAGAACCTCAATATACATGCCGCGCCCTTTGACATCTTCTACCGAGGTGATTTCAAAACGGCCATCTTTGTTCACTACAACCATCGAAGTTGTGACAGTTACATTCGGGATGCGGCGAAAACGGAAAAGGTCGGTGGCTTCAGAGAAACTGGCTCTGTTTGCCCATTTCTCGTTGCCGTGCCGACCCTCACGATACGCTTTGACAGAGGCGATGATGTTGTCAACTTCCGTCCGGAAACCTTCAGCATCTTTCATGGTCACTTTTTCAATGATGTCAATGAAGGTGTTTATTTTTCCATAGCTCATAATCATACCTTCCAATCCCGGTCCAGCCGAAGTAAGAGGTTGACTGTATTCCACACTTGCTGTCCAGCCTGGACATTGTCTGCAAAAAAGCCGCCCGTGC